TTATATGATTTAGTTGTAGTTAAAAATAGTGTTTCTAAATTTATCTGGTTTTGGTTAACAGGTGTTTTAGTAATACTAAATTCACACAGTTATATCATGTCCATGAAATGTAACAGAACCGTTGATGAACTTTCTAGTAAACTTGACAAAGCATTAAGCAATCCCAAGAAAGAAAAGAAAAAACAAAAATGGAAAATGGGATATTAAGTGGATATTACAACACTATAAACAAAACATTAATATGATAAAAATCAATAAATTATATTTTCTAAAAATATAATTTATCATAATAAATTTAAACATATTATCCTTAAAAATTTAAACATATTATCATTTAAAATTTAAGTTTTGGTGCTGCTATGTAGTACAAAACAACCAAATAACACATCATAGATAGTATCAGTGTTAAAAACCAAATAGGGATAATTGTTTTTTTACTTGATCCTAATCCAAACTGTCTTAATGAACCATCTTTTTCATATAAAAATGCGGGTTCTATTACTTGTATGATGGCAAATATAATTATAAATAAAATAATGGCAACAGACGTTATATTTTTACGTATATAGGTACGATACATGATAAATTATATATAGATAAGTTTTTTAAATAAAAAGTTTTATTTAAAATGTTTTAAAAATGTTTTACATATAGTCAATTTCTTCTCTATCATCATCGTCTTCTTCTGGAATTGCACTTAAATTGTATACTTCTGTATTGATTTGTCTCTGGATGTCTTCTTGATCAATAAAATCAAAATTTTCACTATCTATCATTTTTAATCCATAAATTTCACTGCTAAATTCAGTGACTTCGTCTCTCACACCGCTTTTTAATTCCATAATAGCCTGTTGTTCCAATTCTTCCCTTTCTTTATCATATTGATTTTCATCGTATTCATATATTGCCCGTGTTTGACCAATACCCCAATCTCCTAAACTATGATTTTTCATAATGTTCTCAACCTTTCTTTCTTCATCCGCTAAATCACGGAAAGTTGCCGTTATTTTTGCCTTTTCCTTTTCTTTAGATTTCAATACATTTTTGGTTACCTCTTCTGGTGTGATATTCAATGTTTTCTTATATGATTCTAGCATTTTCAAATAATTAGATATAAGATTACATGATACTTTTTCCAATTCTTCTCTTTCTCCTCTCAATATCATATCATCTACACCCAGTCCTGCACCCAGTCCTGCATCTAATTCTTCACCAAATTCTTCTGTTTTATCCTCTGTTTCAAAATCCAACTCGCTTTCAAAAGCATCTAAATATAGCATAATAGATGAAAGAAAAATATAATAACCTATTTTTTTCACCATTTTACCATTAAAAATACTATTTAATGGTTGATCACCCATAATTTTCGAATAAAAAGGTATTGCATCCATAATCATCAATAAATCTCCATTGTGTTTTAAAACATAACTCGAAATCGCATTTATATTTTTATCCCCATAATATTTGGTAAAATATCCATAATCTCTTTCCATAATTTTATTCACATCACCTACATGTCTCTGACTAAGATTCCAATGAGAAGGAACAGTATGTTTTTTAACTTTATTTAATATAATATTTGGGAAACTTGTTATCATATCTCTCGACATTTGTTTCAACATATTGAAAATTGTATGACCAGTCTGGTCATCTTGATACATATAAATTTCCTCCCCGACCAATTTCCAATTCAATATAAATCTCTCCGATCTTATTTCTGATTTCTTTGTTTTCTTTCGACTTTGTAAACCATAATCCAATATAAGATCCTTGTGGTTTCTTTTTAATTCCCCGTGTTCATGTAGTTTTTCAGTAATAGTCATAGACATCTCTTCATTCCAATTATCCAATTTACTATTAAATTCATCTATAAAGGATTGAGATGATTTATCATCTTTGTATGAGATATCAAATCGGTCTATCAATTGGTGTAATATCTCAATAAATTCTGAATTATGAATATCAATCTTATTTTTTTCCTTCAAATGTTCAGATATAAGTTCCAAATTCATTTTTTCTGTAATAATAGGAGGATCAATATCAAAATGAATGATGTTTTGTCTAGAAATATAATGTATTAATGCTTTCAATGTATCATTTGAATAATTTAAACCTTCGCTTTTCATAATATCTATTTTTCTCTCCAAACTATCAGAAGATTTATATGCCGCTGAATTCTTAACACACAGTCTTTGTAATTCATCATCTAATGTAACACCGCTATTAAACTGACAATATTTTATAAAACTTAGATATACAACACTTTCATTGAACTCCGGAGAGATTTTTGAAAACACAAGTTTGGTATCCTTATCTATAACAAATAATGATGGTACTAATAATTTCACATATTTTTCGTATATCTCACTAGATTTTCTTACCCGTTCATTGTATTTTTCAATTGATTTTTCCTTATTTGTAAAATAATAATAGGTACTTGTTTCACCTCCTTCATTACAGCAAGCATTTTCCAAAAAAGGAATATTATCAGCACTAGCCAGTATCATAGGTTCATTATTAATGGCTTTTTGAACAGATTCAAAAATAGAAAAACAATTCTTAACAATATTTCCATATAAATTCCATAACCGATAAAATTGTTCTACATTATCAGACCTAATATCTTTTTTTAATAAGTCTTCAAATCCCTCACCCAAATCATGCAAATCACTCACTTGTATCGGGATAAGAGGTGGTAAATAATTACTCCATTGTTGAACATCAAAACTTTCCGGAATAAATTCAATGTCTTTATTTTCCATATTCCATAATCTTTTTTGTTGCAATTTTTCAACAACATAATCAATATTAATAACCTTTTCATTCATAAAAATATGTAAATTTTCGTTTAATTTATCAACCTTGGTTTGAAAATTTTCCTTGTTAACTCTCGGTAACACTTTCCACGGGCGATCCTTTCCTCTCTTCAAATGAACCAACAAACAATTAAAATAATTCACAAAACTCAAATCACTATTTCCATTAAGAGGATAACCATTAAAAGATTTAATACATATAGAAAATGTTACATCTGATACTATATTAGGCGTTGCGCATTGAACACCGATAATGTATGCAGCACTTACAGATTTCAACAATATTTCATCATGTTTTGTTTCGTATGGTTTTACTTTTTTACCCTTTTTCTTTTTTCTCTCCACCAACTCATTGTATTTCTTCTCGTCCATCAAATTTTTATTTAAACATTCAATTGTCAATCTAACCATGAAACTATGTTCAGTTTCACTATCTATTTGTAATTTTTTATCGAAAGCATGTAGTAAATTACTTACATGTTTGGCTAACCGTGTTTGGTAATCAAATGTACTGTCCTTAACATTAGAATATTTAAAACTCTGTATATCAACATTTTCTATCATAATTTCGCGAGATACAATCTTATAACCACTTGCGTCATAACCTTCGCTATCGTCAAACTCAATTAATTTTATAATATAACCACTATGTTTATCAATAATTTTGCCATTATCATCACTTAATTGTCCTCTCGTATCGCATATTATTGCCAATATATCTTCATAAACACCATGATAAATAGATGCACCCAATGATTGGTAAAAAGTAGGTAACAATTTTGTATCTGTATCTATACAGTAATACCAAAATTCACTCTCATCTGTATTATTTAAATCATGCTCCCTGCAATATTTTTCAATAAATAATAATATATTGTTTAATTTATCGATCAGATCATTTTGAGATAAAATAGTGTCCCTAAGTATAGCATAAGGTGAAACCGTCACATCTTGAATATCTAACGTGGACGCAATTTTTAACTGGATAATATCTCTCTGAATATTCTTCATTGTTTTCATTTTTTTTAAATTATTAATATTTGCTAATGATTTTTTAAAGTTTTGTTTTATATTAATAGTTAATTCCGATATAGACATGCGTATCTGTTGCTCTAATTTTGCGGTTAATTCAGATAAGAAATTTTTTCGTATAATCTCCTTACTTTCATCTAATCCAATACATTGTTTTTTAATTTGAATACAACTATCTTTCAAGTTGCAAAAATTAACCGTATCTATAGACTGTCCTTCCAATGATTTATCTAATTTCCATTTATTATTTTGACGTACATAATATTTATAATCCATATCACCCAAGTCTAATAATGCATAATCTCCATTTTCAACGTGTTTCGCCCCTAAAATCATGGCTGATGCATCTCTTAGTGCCTTTTCTTGAGTAAGTCCATTATTTTTCACCAAAAACTCACTAAGTTTTTCAACGAGTTCTTCGGGTTCAATGTCGGATTGTTTTTCCCTCCAAACATTACCAATATCATAAGGGGTATCATCATATTTTCTATCAAAGAAAATGTCGACGTCAGATCTACTATCTCTTTCTAAGTCTTCAATATCATTGTATTTTTTTGCAAGTATTATGGGATCACAATCTGAAGATTTCCCCATTCCTGATGCTAATTCTATACTATCTAGTTCTTCTTTGATGCTATTTTCTAAATCAATAGGTTGAACCAAACTCATTTGCCCCAATGCTAATGCATTCAAGTATGTTCGTCCACAATCAACATCAATAATTTTCTTAATAGAAGTATCGGTATACATATCATCTGAAATATTATAAGCATCTTTGGCAAAAATATCAACATCATCTGTTTTTATTTTATCCAATAAACTTGGTAATATTGTATAACTCTCGTAATTTTCCAATCCAGATAAATATTTGGTGTATTTACCTTTATTTATAATTATCTTTTTCTTAATTTTCTCTATCTCATCATATACAAACGACATAATTTCATTATACTGTTTAAATGTTATATCGTCACTATAAATTAGAAAAGGTTCTAGTTGTTGAATAATTCTATAAAAAGACACTCCGTTTTTAATATTTGACTTATAATTCTGAAATAATTTTTTTGTGTTAGGTATCATTGTATTTAAAAATTTATCATATATTTCAACATCATCTGTTCTGTCATCATATTTTCTTAATTCCTCAAAATCTATATAATTTGATTTATCAAACATGATAACATCTTTACTCTTTTTTTTCTTTTTTTTCTTTTTTTTTGAGTGATTTATCGGTTCTTCATTCTCAATAATAGTTCTTTTTTTAAAGTTTGTTAATTCGTTTAATACTTTAAAATAGGAGAAATTTGTTTTGTTCAAGTTGGATTTGTCGTAAATAGAAGACGATGGTAAATTAATTCTCGAATGTTTAATAATTGAATTAGGTAATGTAAAAAATCCCTTTAAAAATAGGGTATCGTTTGAGGTTAATTTATCTATGTATAAAATACTTTTTTTATTTTGTGGGTCAGGATTTACAAGATGTGTTAAACCGGTATTTAAACGCTGCATAACAAATCTATTTTGATTAATAGACACGTTTGTTTTATAAATTAAATCATCTGATGAGGACATAGTAGTTGAATAAAAGTCTGAGATGTTATCAAGTATAACGTCAAAATCGCTTTCTATTTCTTTTATTTGTATAATATTTGTTAATTCATTGGGTTCAATATTGGGTGTAAAATATTGATTTAAATTTTGATAAAGAAATTCATATTTATTTTGTCCATCTGGAATGTTATTTCTCAAATATTGGTAAATAAGATCAAATTCATCACTTAAAGCAAAATCTATTCCCAATATATTTGAGGAATCATCGTCATTTTCGTCTACAAGATGCTCTTTATCATATAAGTTTTTCTTATTTTTTATAACAGGTATAATCCATTCTAATTTTTTATTAAAAACTTTAAAATTTTCAACAAGTGGTTTATAATTTGATCCTTTTTTAAACATATGCTCTGCGTTTCCTTCTTTATCAAATTTTGAAAATTTCTTTCTTAACTGTTTAAATCTTTCAATTATTATATGTACTTTATTAAGTTGTGATTTGGTTCTTTCTGTGGAAGGAATAGATGCTAATAATTCATCTAGTAAATCACCTGTTTGCATTTCTACACTGTAACGTTTTTCCTTTTCAGAGACATGTATTTGTTCAGTTATTTCACCCATGTCTTCATCTTCCACAATTATATCTTCTAAATCAATAAAGGCCTCTTTAATATGTTCAAGTTGTTCTTCTGTATCTAAATATAATTCTAAATCTAAATCTTCTTCTTCGTCTTCTTCTTGGCCTTCTTGGCCTTCTTGGCCTTCTTGGCCTAATTGGCCTTCTTGTCCAGATGTTTTCTGGGATAGTTGTGTATTTTCGATATCAATTGGTTCTTCTTCATCTGATTGTTTTGTTTTGGGTTTTTCAATATGTTGAATACTTACTATGTTTAGATCCTTAGGTATACCCTTATATTCAAAATCTATATAAAATGCTTGTTTATCGGGATATCGCGTAATTTCTATCATATCTTCTTCAATATCTGTTATTTGTCCATTAACGACCAATGGAATTTCTCCTTCAAAATAAATACTTACCCAAACAGGAGGTATTAAATCATTTTGTTTTGCATAACCTTTTTCTACAGGATTATCTAAAATAAATATACTTTCAATACTTTCATCTGTTATATTACCATCCAGAATATTCAATGTAATACTTGATAAATCATCTTGTTGTATTAGATCTATTTTTTCATTATCTAAATAATCTATAATAAATATTTTTTCATGAATTTTTAAATTTTCAGTAGCATTTATTTGAATAATTTGCCCTAATTCCAAAAATATTAGTTCTGATTGTTTGCTAATCTCAGACATTACTTATATTTATAAAAGAAATTATATATTGGTTTATACTTTATAATAAAAAACATAAAGATACCTCGATAATAAATAAATAAATGCCTAGTTACGCTCCATTGAAAGTAATAGAATCCGAAAATATATCTCAAGATGTTGATTTTACTATTAAGAATAAAGATAAATATAATATTATAAAATACAAAAAAGATAGATTAAATAATTCTAATATGAGTACATTAGGATTATTAAGATCGGTAATTATGGGGGATGGTAAAATTTTATGTTTTAGTCCACCCAAATCTATATATTTCGATATTTTTACTAGTAAAAATAAGATTGAAGATTGTTATTTTGAAGAATTTATTGAAGGGACAATGATTAATGCTTTTTGGGATCCTTATATAGAGGATTGGAATATTGCTACAAGAAGTAATATAGGTGCAAAATGTAAATATAATGTAAATTCAAATAAAACATTTCGCTATATGTTTTTAGACGCAATGAACCATTGTGGATTAGAGTTTCAACATCTGGACAAAAATTTTATATATAGTTTTGTGTTACAACACCCAGAAAATAGAATTGTTATACCAATTATAACGCCAACAATACAGTTAGCAGTCGTATATAAAGTTGTTACAGATGATAATGGTGATCAAATTGTAGAAAAAATAGAAAACGAGGGATTATCTATGGTAAATACTGTAAAAAAATATACATATGAAAGCCTAAAGAATAATTTTGGGGGTAATTGGGAAAAACTGAGATGTTATTTTAATGATGATGCCTTAGATTATAAAACACATGGTATAGTTGTATATAATAAAGAGGGTGAGAGAATGAAAATTCGTTCTAAAAATTATGAAAAGATTAAAATGTTAAAGGGAAATAGTCCCAAACTACAATTTCATTATTATTATTTGAGACAAAATGGATTAGTGAAAGATTTTTTACAATTTTATCCAGAACATAGAGATGAGTTTCGTACATTAAGAACTGATTTACATAGTTTTACAAACCAACTATATCAATATTATATTGAATGTTATATTAAAAAAGAGATTGCTAAAAAAATAAAGGAGTATCCATATAATTTTAAAATTCATATGTTCAATTTGCATAAACATTACATGAATAACTTGAGACTGGATAAAAAATTTGTATCGCGTCAAGTTGTCATTGATTATATTAATAATTTACATCCGGCAAAATTAATGCATTCTATAAATCATACGTATAATAAGCATAAAAGAGAAGAAAAGACTGCCATAAATATAACGATCGCCTAATCAATTAAACATATCCTCCCCTAGAAGTATTCTTTTAAATTTGTAAAAATATTAATACCTGTTTTACATGCGTATCCGACAATTGATCTTGTATTGTCATCAGTGAAATTTTCAGGAGAACGGAAACTCATTCTAATAATAGAATCTGTATCATGTGGATGCATTTTAATAAATCCTACATAATCTAGAACGCGATCACCGCCTAAATAATATTCTTGGTGTAAAATATATTCAATTACTTTACCTATAGTATAATCTTCGTTTTCCAATGTAATATCTACGCTATTTGCCATGGTTGTTTTTTCTTTATTGATAATAAGTTTTTCATTTTGACAAAGTTCATATAGTCTGCTGAGCCGGTTAATAATATTATCAATGGCCAAATGAACTAATTCAATATTAGTATAAACTCCAACAGTTTCTATTTTAAAATCAAAACTGTCATTTTTATAAAATCTTTTTCCTTTTAATAAATACCAATTTTTTCTAAATCCAGTAATATCTTGCGATGAATAACCCTTTTCTTCAAGTTCTTGTTCATGTGTCTCCCATTGTGAGTTTTGCTCTACTCTGTCGGGAGTATTAGCATACGCACATGTAGATACCGTATTATACATACCATTTTTTTCTGCATTTGATATAGATAATTTACATTCTATATGAATTTCTTGGCCGGGAATATTATTAGATATTTTTGGACGTAATCTTGTAAATAATATATACCCGTTCGTTAGTTTATCAGGAGGAAACATTTTTTTAACATCTTCTTCCTCTAAATATGTGTCACTTGATATATTTTTAACTTTGAAATCTTTAGTAGTAATGTATACAATAGAATCAGAATCGTTAACTTCATTTACCTCAATAAGTAAATCATCAATAAGTGTGTGATCTTTTATATAAATAGGGATACATCCTAGTCTTTGTTTTAAAATTTCATTATTAAATCTAGTAGTATTCTTATGGATTTTTATGTCATTTTTTTCTAAAGATCCATCCATTACAACTACATTAATATTGCTCAACAAAGTTCTTCTTATAGCATTTGCGATGCTAACATTTGTATTTTCCAATGTAAATGATAAAATATCATTAGTTTCAATGGATTCTTTAACATTAGGCAATTTTATAGAACTTTTAGGAATATTAAATGACTTACTCTCCATAGAAGATTGGCTCATATATACAATAACTAACATAGTTTTTTTAATATTAAATTCAATTTTAATATTAAACTTTTTTAAAAAGTTTACAAAAACAAACTTTTTATAAAAAAGTTTACAAAAACAAACTTTTAAAAAACAAACTTTTTAAAAACAAACTTTTAAAAAACAAACTTTTAAAAAACAAACTTTTTATAAAAAAGTTTAAGTTAAATTTAGGATAAATAAGACTTGCGGATATATTAATGAGCAGTGTTTTATATTATAGTAAATATTGTGATAATTGCAATAAATTATTATATGAACTAGGTAAATCAGATATATCAAAACAAATACATTTTTTATCAATAGATAAACGTGTTGAAAAGAATAGTAAAATATATATAGTTTTGGAAAATGGATGTGAAGTTTATTTACCTCCAAATATAACAAGAGTGCCTACTTTATTACTATTAAATATGGGAAACAAAATGATTGTAGGTAAGGATGTTATTAATTATTTTAAACCACAATTAACTCAAGATAAAGAACAGGCTACAAAAAGCAATATGGAACCGATGGCTTTTTCCACATATGAAATGGGTATAACTATGTCTGATAATTATTCATATTTAGATCAGTCGAATGACGAAATGTCTGCAAAAGGAAATGGTGGTTTACGACAAATGCATAGTTTTGTGACATTGAATTATGATGATAAAATACATACTCCCCCAGATGATTATGAACCTGACAAAGTAGGTAATGTAGATTTAGGAAAATTACAAGCGGAACGCGAGAATGAAGTTAATTTACCTTCTCAATAATGTTTTCTCAATTAAAAGATTAACATATAATTGTGAATAACATATAATTGTGAATAACATATAATTGTGAATAATAGTTTAAATAATAATATGTATATTTGTTTAGTAATGCCCAACTTAATTAAGGTATTTAATGAACATTTAATTGATTTTTTAGACGATGTTATAAGTATTTTTCCCGAAAATACTGATTTACAAACTGGACAAACATTCATAATTGGTATTAAAAAAATAAATCCTAAGTCGTTGATTAAAATATGGAAAATGTCGGTTAATGATATTTATTTGGATAAAATTAATGATGGTAATATGGATTTTTTTCTAACCAAAGATTATTCTCAAGATATACCTCAACAAACGTCCACCAATGTTTTAACTATTATTGAGGATATAAAGGTATTATTGCGCGAAACAACCGAAGAAAATAAGGAAAAATCATTAAAATATGTCCAGAATTTGTGTAAAATTTGTAAATTATATTACGATACTAAATAAAATATACTTTAACATAAGTATAATTTAAAACTTAATTTTAAATTATACATATAATGGCTGAAAACAAAAATCCAAAAGAAACCCCAAAAGAAAATGCAGAAGAAAATGTAGAAGATGACACAAAAGATTATACAAAAGATGATACAAAAGATGATACAAAAGATGATACAAAAGATGAAAC